CGCCCGCCTCTGCTCCAGCGCAGGGACAAAATGTCGCGACCGCGCCCGAATGGATCGAGCTGCTCCCGGCCGGGGTGTTTTACGGGCGCGACGGACGCGGGCCATTTCGGCTTGACGATCCGGCCGCGGTAATCGAGTCGACAATCGCGTTGCAGATGAATGCGGGCCTGCCGATCGACTACGACCATGCCACCGATTTCGGCGGGCCCGAAGGACGGCCCGCTCCTGCCGCCGGATGGATCCGCGAACTCGAGGTGCGGGGCGGCGCGGTGTGGGGGCGTGTGGAATGGACGGCGCGGGCGGCGAATTCGATCGTCGCGCGCGAGTACCGGTACGTCTCGCCCGTGTTCCAGTTCGATCCCAAAGACGGCGTCGTGACCCGGCTGTTGCGAGCCGGTCTCACCAACAATCCAAACCTTCACCTGACCGCGATCGCGGCGTCGCGCACGGCGCCCGCAGACCCGAAGGACCAACGCATGGAATTTCCAACTCAAGAGTTACGCGAGCTGCTGAACCTCGATGGCGATGCGACGGTCGCCGACGTCGTCGCAAGGGTGCGCGAACTGCGCGCGGCCGCAGACGCTTCGGCGCCGGCGACTGGCGCTCACGCGCACGACCCGGCGCATTATGTGGCGATCGCCGAGTTCGAGCGTGCCCTTACCGAGCTCAACGCGCTCAAGGCCGAGCGTGCGCGCGAGCGCGCCGCGCATACGGTGGAAGAGGCGATTCGCGCGGGCAAAATCGTGCCCGCCCAGCGCGAGTGGGCGATCGCCTACTGCGCCGCGGACGCGCGGGGATTCCAGGCGTTCACCGCCAAGCAGCCGTCTATCGTCGGCGAGAATCTGGGACTGGCGGGAGAGCCGCCGTTGGACAGACGAGCTGGCGTGCCTAGCGCGACGGAGCTCGCCATCTGCTCGCAACTTGGCCTCAAGCATTCGGAGTTCATCCGGCGCAAGCGCGGGCGCGCGGACTTTCTGAGCCTTGAACGCGCCGACGCCGATCTCCGCAATGCGGAAATCCGCGGCGCCGACTTTCGAAACAACCAGGACTAACTCGCGCCTCGCGCGGTTCTTAAGCGGCCGCGCCGGCGCGCATCAACAAGGGTGAAAAGATGGCGGCTCTAACCAATGCGCGAAACACGCCCGAGATGGCCGATGGAGGCCGGATGCGCGTTTACCCGGTCGAAGCGAACACCAACATTTACCTGGGCGGGATCGTCGCGCTGAATGCTGCCGGCAACGCGGTGCCTGCCTCGGCGACCACGACCGTCGGCAACGCGCTCAAGATCATAGGCCGCGCCGAATACGTGGCCAACGGAATCCCGGGGCAGAACGCGATTAACAATCCGGGTGCCGCCGGCGCGATTTCGATCACCGCGCGCAAGGGAGTGTTCCTCTACGCGACGGATGGATCGGTTGGCGCGGCGCAGGTCGGGCTCGTCTGCTTTGCGCTCGACGACAACAACGTCACCGCGGCCGATCGCGCAAGCGGCGCAACCGTGCAGCAATACGCGGCCGCCGGAACCGTGGTTGCGATCGATCCGAGCGGCCAGGTGTGGGTGGATTTCTGGCATCAGGCGACCGGAGCCGCGTGATGACTTGCTTCACCCGAAAAACGAAGACGAGGAAGAATTAGATGGAAATCAGCGCAGCGAATCTGACCTCATTGTTCACCGGCTTCGACGTCGTCTTCCAGCGCGGGTTCGAGAAGCCGCCGTCATACTACGAACAGATCACCAGCGTGGTGCGTTCGGCGTCGCGCCAGACTACCTATCCATGGCTCGGCCGCACTACCAAGTTCCGCGAGTGGCTGGGCGACAGAGTAATCCAGGCGCTCGAGACGCATCAATACACAATAGTCAATCGGAACTTCGAAGATACCGTCGCGATCGATCGCAATGATATCGAGGACGATACCTACGGCGCGTACGAGCCGATCATCGAGCAGCTTGGATGGGACACCAAGGTCCATCCGGACATGCTGCTGTTCGCGATGATCAAAAACGCGGTGGCCAATCCGGACGAGGTCGTCGGCTTCGACCAGGTGCCGTTTTTCTCGGCGAGCCATCCGGTCGGCCTGATGGGACAGACCGGAACCAGCGCGGCGAATATCAACTCGAGCGGGTCGGGTGCGTACTGGTTCCTGATCGATGCGTCGCGGGTGATCCGCCCGTTCATCTTTCAGCTGCGGCGCGAATACGCAGTGACGCGAATGAATACCGTCACCGATGAGGCGGTGTTCAACCGACGCGAGTTTCGCTACGGCGTGGACGGGCGGGCCAACACCGGCGTCGGGCTCTGGCAGTTGGCGTACGCCAGCAACACCGATCTGAGCAATCCGACCAACTACGGAGCGGCGCGCGCCGCGATGAGATCATTCAAAACCGATGCGGGGCAGCCATTTGGCGCCCTGTCGAGCCGCGAGGGCGTCTACCTGCTGGTGCCGCCGTCGCTCGAAGAAGTCGCGCGTCAACTGCTGAGCTCCGAGTTCATGGTCGGCGCCGGCGCGAGCGCGAACGTGCCGACCTCCAACATCTGGCTCAAGAGCGCGAGCCTCATAGTCAGTGAGTTCCTGGCGTAAGGCGGCTTCGATGAAACCAGTTTCCCTGAGCCGGCGTACCGCGGGTCCCCCTCCCACCCGCGCCGCCGGAGTGCGTGCCGACTCTCCGCGGGCGCGGGCCAGTTGCCTGCCGCCCGCGGAGAGGCCCTTACGGAGCATCCCGACTTCTGATGCGATGAGGAGACTGCCGTGAGTTACGCGACCGCGCAAGATGTGATTAATCGATACCCTAATCGAGACCTTGTTCAACTGACTAATGAAGACCCTACCGCGACCACGGTAAATGACGCGCCGATCACCCAGGCTCTGGCCGACGCTTCCGCGGAAATCGACGGATATATCGAAGGCCGCTTCGCGCTGCCGCTGACCGATCCCCCGGCCGTTCTCAACCGTCTCACAACCGATATCGCGATGTACCGGCTGCAATCGCTGCGCCCGCTGCAGGACATCGAAGACGCGCGCACGCGTTATGAAGACGCGGTCGCGATGCTCACCAAAGTCGCGGCCGGCGAGCTCACCCTCGGTCTGTCCGCCGACAACCAGGAACCGCCGACGGCGCCAGGGTCGGTGGAAACCGTGCGGGCGCCGGATCGCGTCTTCAACCGCGGCAATCTGAAGGGGTACTGAGATGGGCGCCATGCTCGACGCGCCGTGGAACGGCGTGGTCTTCACGCCGCCGACGGCAATCGATATCGCGACGATCGGAGATGCGATCGTGAACCGACTGAGTTCGCAAATCCACTCGATCGAAATCGCGCACTATCCGGATCGGCCCGAGACCTGGCGCATGACCCATCCGGTGGGCGCGGCGTTGGTGAAGTATAACGGCGCTCGGTACGGCGAATTGCTCGACACTGCGGCGATAATCCAGGAACGCATACTCGAGTTCGAGATCTCAGTAATGACGCGCGACCTCGGATGGGCGGTCGGTGGCGACCCGTCGGGGCCGAGTCCCGGCGCGTACGCGATCATCGAGGCCGTACGCACCGCGCTGACCGGATATCGGATTCCGGGCTGTCGCCAGATGTACCCGGTGCGTGAAAAATTCGTAAAGCGCGACAAGAAGGGCTCCAAGCAGGGCGGCGTGTGGACCTACGGATCGACCTTCGCACTGAGCACCGTCGCAGTCGAAGCGTCGGATGCGGACGGGTTCCCGCTCTTCGTCAAGGGCATCGCGATGGACGAAGGCGGACTCACTTCCGTCACGGTCGACGCGGCGGCGTACACGTTCAACTCGAACCTCCAGGTTCAGCTTCCCCAGGGCAACGTGTTTGCCTTGAGCATCACCGCTTCCGGCGGCGGATCGCTGATACTGGGCACGGATTTCTCCGTCGATCGCGCGGGCGGAATCGTCACCGCGATCCCGGGCGGTGCAATTTCCGCCGGCGAGACGGTGCAGATCGCATACACATACGCCGAAGAGGTTATTGCGGCAGCGGGCCAGAGCGAGCCGACTGACTAGGCCGGAACAAATAGTAATTCGATTCAACTGAGTAACAGGTGACACATGCCAGCGAGTTTCTTACACGGAGTTGAGGTAATCGAAGTGCCTAACGGCCCGGTCCCGGTTACCGTCGTCAAGTCGGCGGTGATTGGACTGGTTGGGACGGCGCCGTCGTGGGCGGTGCAGTCGCCGTCGGTCGCGGTGGCGCCCAACACGCCGGCGCTGGTCTCGTCAGCGCTCGACGCTGCAAACTTCGGACCGCTGATTCAAGGGTACTCGATTCCGTATGCGCTCGCGGCGATCCAGGCGCAGGGCGCCGGGCAGGCGATCGTCGTCAACGTGTTCAATCCCAGCATACATTTCACGGCGATCGCCGCGACGGCATTCACCTTCAACGCGCAGGGAGCTATCAACCTCGGCCACATGGGCGTGTCGAACGTGGTAGTCACTAGTAATCCTGCCGGTACTACTTATGTCGCGGGCACTGACTATACGGTCGACCCGGTGAACGGCGCGATTACGATCGTGCCAACCGGATCGGGAGGACATATTGCCGCCGGCGCCAGCGTGTTGATCGCATTCAACTACGCCGATCCGTCCAAGGTGGCGGCCGCTGACATAGTCGGGGAAGTCACCGGCGGGGTGTACACGGGGATCCGGGCATTTCAGACGACCTACGGAACGATGGGATTCTTTCCCAAGATACTGATAGCGCCCGGATACTCGCAGGAAGCCGCGGTTGCGACTGAAATCGACGCGATGGCCAACACGATTCGCGCGATGGCGCTGGTCGATTCGCCGCCGTCAACTGCGGTGGCGGCCGCGATAGCCAATCGCGCAGTCGTGGGCAATGCCTTCGCATCGTCGAGCAGCCGGACAATTCTCTGCTATCCGCAAGAGACGTTCTACGACACGGGAATCGTGCCGACTGGTATCACGCTCAGCACTTCGGGGACGCCGGTGACGGCGCAATTCAACGCCAACTCGGTCGGGCCATATTCACAGTGGGTGGCGGGAGCGATCGCCGCCAAGGACCTGGCGCAGGGCTACTGGTGGTCGCCATCCAACACGCAGGTCGATGGAATCCTCGGACCCGACGTTACGCTCTATGCGTCTATTCTCGACCCGTCGTCCGACACCAACAATCTCAATGCGGCGGGCATCGTGACGGTGTTCAACGCATTCGGCACCGGACTTCGGGTCTGGGGCAACCGCAGCGCCGAGTACCCGGCATCCACCGCGCCGGACAATATCATCTCGGTGCGCCGCACGATGGACATAATCGAGGAATCGCTAGAGCTCGCGATGCTCCAGTTTATCGACCAGCCGATTTCCAACGCGCTGATAACGGCGATCCTCGCCAGCGCGAATGCGTTCATCAGATCGCTCATCCAGCGCGGCGCGCTGGTAGCCGGCGCGGCAAGCTTCGACCCGGCGGAAAATCCATCGGCGCAGATCGCCGCCGGCCGGCTGGTCTTTGACATCGACGTAATGCCCCCGCCCCCCGCGGAACGAATCACCTTTGAGGCATTCATAGATGTGACGTTGCTGCAGCAACTCGGACAGACCAGTCCGATAACCGCGGCCGCGGGAGCGACTTCGTAACTCGCGCAAATCTCGGGGAAACAGGATGAATATCCAGATCAACTCACTGACTAATGCAAATATATACATCGACGGCGTCGGACTGCTGGGCCGCGCCGAAGAAATCGAGATCGCCAATCCCCGCCACAAGATGATTGACTACAAGGGCCTGGGCATGGCTGGAACGGCTGAGCTGTGGGCGGGGGTCGACAAGCTCGAGTCCAGAATCAAGTGGACCTCGTTCGACGCGAGTACGCTCACGCTGTCAACCAGTCCGTTCCAGACACATTCCTTTCAGGCGCTGGGCAACCTGGAGCAATACACCAGCCAGGGCCGGAGTGCACAGCTCCCGGTGGTGTACCTGATGACGGGGATTTTCAAGGACGCCGGCAGTCCCACCTTCCGTCAGCATAAAATGGTCGAAACTACCTCAGTGGTGAGTATCTATCACTGCGAGTTATATGTCGCCGGAGTCCAAATATACTTGTACGACGTATTCGCCAATATCTACATAGTCGGCGGTGT